GTCCGAATCTATTTTTCCATTTGATTCTTACGTTAGGATATTTCTGCTCACACTTACTAACAAAATAAATTGGTGTACCTAATGCAGTACCACCATTAAAAGCTTGTATAGTATAATATTCAGGAGATGCATATGGGAATCCAGTTTGAGCTGGAAACAATGGAACTTGCTGAATTTGTTGTGAAGATGATATTGAAGAAGATACGTTAATATCAGTTGTACCTGTATTACTTATAATTCTAACCTTTGTAGGAACAGATGCTAATACTCCAGCTCCTGCAGTAAATACTCCAATAGTACCTGTATTAGTACTAAAGAAAGATTGTGTTACAGGTCCACTGCTCATTAAAGGCCAATGTGGAGTTGTTGTTGTAATAGATGCTCCAATAGATTCTGGAAATACTTGATAACCGTCTAATCCTTTGAATGTTGAAGATTCTGTATGAGAAGATGTTACATAAGTTGAGCCTGATAGGTATCTAAAATATCCATCAACCTTAAAGTATTTTATGTTTGAAGGATTCTCTTCTCTTGAATCTTCTAATGTAGAGTTTATAATTCTACTCACATCAAATATACCAACACCAGAAGCGTTAGGGTATTTAACCAATGTATATTCAGGTATTGAGCTTGATTGTGCAGTTGTACCTGACCAATAATATAGGTCAGCGTAATACTGAAAAGATGAGCTATATATTACAGCACCTGTTTCAGTTAGTGTAAATATTGTAGGCGATTGTACTAATGAACAAGTTGCCGGTGTTTGAGTTATTGAAAGTGACATCTAATAATCTTTTTAATTTAACCCTTTTAGGATAAAAAGTATTGGATGGTTACTTTTTATATGAATATCCGTAATCCTGCTTTAATATATCCTTCATTTCATCCAATACGAATATATCTATTTCAGCCTTCTGGTAATCATTTATCATATTTTTAAGGGAATCTGAATCAGCTGCAGTTGTTGCAAATGGTCTAGGTCTTACTTTCTTTCCTCCTCTATGTGTAAAACCAAAGTTCATAAATACACCATAGTATAGGGACTTTAAATCAAATTGCTGATTACCATTCTTATCTTTAGTTTTAACTACCTTAATACTATTTCTTAATGCACCTGTTTTAAATGCGCGTGTAGTTCCAACTGTAATGTAGTATTTAGCAACATTCTCATACTTTAATCTAATTTCTTCTAATGTTGGATATCCTGCAGCCATATTATAAAAGTGGTGGGAATAAACAAGTATCACAGCTATTAAATACTTCTAATTCTATACTAGCTACCCAACCTGCTAATCCATTATCAAAGTTATCTGAAAATGGTAGAAGTTGTACAGTATCAAATTGGAATGCGTTTACGCCTGTTCTAGTAAAACATATCAAGTCATTCATTACACTTAACATATTTGCATGTATATCAATAGTATCATCAGTTCCGTCAAATGGAATTGTTTGATTATTAGCTGAACCTACTGATTCATTATTCTTATCTTTTACTTTATCAGCAAGTGTAATTTGAATTGAATAGGTAATATCCTTTTCACCCATAGATGCTTTAGTAATCATTACATTACCTAAAGGATATGCTGGAAATTCTTTTGTATCAATAGAAAACATATCACCCTGAGAAACAAAGTTTAAAGATGGATGATTTTTCATTATTGTTTTCCAATAATCTAAAATGTTATAGTACAATGTATAATTTGTACTGATATTATTTACTACTTGTGCTCCCATATTATTATAAATTTATGCCACCAAAATATGCATTACCCATATCAGGGAATATTTCAGTTTGATTTCCTATACTTTCCAAATATTCAGGTATTTGATTTGAATACGATATTAAATAGTTTTGTAGACGAGTTGCGTAGTAATCAGCGTTATTCATAGTTTTTTGTAAAAGGTAATCTACATCCGATTTACTTACGCTTTTAGACTGTTCAGATTCGTGTCTAACAGCACCCTCACTTTTGAATTGGATACCAGAGAATGGAAGATATTCAACACATGCGTACCATATTAAGGTAGGCTTAATATGGTCATTCATTAAATCCAAATAATATCCAGTAAATGGAGTACCTGCTTCTATATCAGCCTGTAATTTATAATATAATACAGTACCTAATAGATTTAGTAAATACTTTTCTTGTGCAGTTTGTACGAATGGTAATAATCTATCTGAATCAATAGAACCCTGTAAAGGTGTCTTTTTGATTATATCGTTTCTTGTTATAAAGAGTGCGTATGCCATAGTTAGTTTTGTTTAAAAATTTCAAATTCTTTTGTGAAATTTGGATTACTCATTTGTAACACATCTCCATTATCAATTCCACTATCTACAACATTTGCTCCACCATCTTCAGTAGTTGCAGGATTTTCCATTTCTTTATTTGTAGTATCAGCAACTTCATCAATTGTTTTATTAGTATCTTCTGCTTGTTGAGAAAGGATAGCTAATGGAGTTAATTGGTCAAAGTATAATTCAACATCAGCGTATCCACCTGTTTCTAAAGCTGTTGATAAAAAGTTTATAATAAGATTTTGGAATGGATTGATTGTCATAGTTTGTAAGATAGAGAATGCTGTCATCATTTCTTCTGATTGAGAACTAAATCCAGTAGATACAGTTCTAATTCCAAATAGTAATGGTGAAGTAACTCTATGTGCTACTAATATTCTATCCTGTGCGTACTCACTTACATATTTGTATTTATCATGCAAGTTATCAACCTGAATTGTTTCTATTGTTGGTTGCTTTTCTTTATCATCATTAAATGTAAGAATAAATCTACCAGCATTTCTAGTGCCTGTAAACTTAGCTTCAATCATATCTTCAATTGTATCTCTTTCTTCAGGAGCTGGAATACCATTATTCATATTAACCATTACTAAAGGTAAGAAACCATTTTCAATATTGTTAATGTGTAAGTTAGATAATTCAGCTTCTACATAAGAGAATTGTAAAGCAGGAATCCAATCCGGTAATGAGTAATAGTATTTACCAGGTGTATAATTTTTAATATAAAGTAATTCCATCTTTTCAGTTGATGTACCGAAAGCAGGTATTTTCTTTTTACTTCTTTGTGCTTTATAATCAGTCCAATCAGTACAATAATAATAATTCTCAATCTTTGGATTATCGTATAGTTTTTCAGCTCTTATATTTTGAATAGGAACGTGATAGAACTTAACTACTTTAGTATGGTCACTATTCCAATATACTTGAAATGCTGCATTACCATAAAGCTTAGTATCAAATACTACACGCTTCATTTCCTCTTGTGGAATCAACTTATCTAATACCTTTTGGAATTCTTCATCTTTAGAGTATAATCCTTTACCAAATATTAAATCTGCTATCCCTTCAATACAAGCTGAATTAGTTGTAGAGGTTGTGAAAGCATTTGTAATGTTTTGAAAGAAGTCATCAGGTCCTATAATACCAAATGGCACCCATTGATATCTGGTTTTTGTATCTTCAGTTATCACAGGTATTTCCTGCTGTGTCATATTAACAACACTAAAGTTTTGGTTTATTTTCATATTAATCTAAAATTATATATTCGTTATCAGTTACATTACTAATATAAATACCTTCTAATGGTATTTGATTTTTATATACAGGCTTATCTATTGATTGTGATTGATATACCTGAATACTACCGTTCCATATACTACCACTAACACTATCCACAATTGAAGCTCTATATTCATCACCGATTGAAGCAGATACTAATGTTTTAACTGATGCTGTAAATGCTAATAAACTTTCATATGCATTATATGTGTATGAGCTTATTGATGCGGTTGTATTTACTAATGTGTACATATCCTGAAGATTAAGCTTTAATACGCCTGAACCTGTTGGTTTTGTACGAAGTGTAAATAAATTACTACCTGAGATATAGAATGGTTGCATTAAGTTGTATTTATGTTGTACTTATGTATATAATTTAACAACTTTCCAAACTATTATAGTGATAAGCATAAAAAAAGGGAGCACTTAGTCTCCCTTTAATATTTTTAAGTCTATACTGATTAAGCTGCGCTTCCAGATACGATAATTGGTCTTCCGTTTCCAGTCAATGCTGCGAAAGGATTTCCAAATGTTGAACCTGAAATGAATGTTGCTGGTAATTGCTCTAAACCTGTAAAGGTTACTGAGTATCCGTACAAGTCACCTAAAGCGGCGCCTGTTTGAATTGTACCTGCAGTTACATCTGCACCCTGTGTTCTACCTACTATTAAAGTGTCACCTGCCATAGTATTAACCGCGATAATCGGTCTACCATAAGCCATCAACTTTAATTGAGTAGTCATTTCGTTAGTAAGTTTCTTCAAGTTAAGAGTTAATTCTTGAGAGAAGAAAGTTGTACCATTGTCACGAGATGAATTAACAGTTTCAGTATAGCTTGAATTACCTTTCAAATCATAGTAGTACACTGTACTTCCTGAAGGATAGGCGGATATTTCACCATTTGCATTTGTTGAGAAAGAAGCAGTTGTAAAGTTCATAAAGTACACGCCAGTTAAGCCGCCTACTGATTCTTTACAAGGTTCTGTTCTTCCCAATGTTAAATTACAAGCCATGTTGTTTAATTTTTAATTTTGTTAATTTATTTTGAGTAAAGGGAGATATAGTTTTTACTTTAATCTCCCTATTACTTACTCAATTAATAGTTTTTGTATATAGCTACGTCTGAACCAATACCATAAGTTGTACCTGCGGTATATCTCATAATAATTCTATAATTTTGTGAACCGTCTAATTGTGCCATATCCAATACTCTTACTTCATTGTAGTCTGATAAAAGACCAGTACCGAAGTATAAGTTTGATTTTTGTGCAGCCACCATTGCTGATGAAGCTAGACC